CTTCATCTTTCTTACAAGCTTTAATAATTGGGTATGCTCTTTCTCCCTTCAAATAGCATTTTTCCATACGTTCTATTTCTGCATTAATTTCCGGTGTGAAAACCCTTTCACCTGGAGTATGGTTCTCTAAATATTCGCACTTTGGACCAACTCCCGGAAAACCTATTGCTGTATCGAATTTCATAGCATCAATGAATCTCTTTCCCGGTATTCCGTTCAAATTTTCTTGGTACGTCAATGGCCTCATGTTATTAAATAAACCTCCACTACTTACCAATGGGACCAAAGACGAAATGTAACAATGAATGGAACGCTGCAATAGTCTTGGAGAAAACGTTGTGCCAACAAGTGACATGTTCTCCAAAGCCTTTTGATATCCGTACCATTCAGGTTTCATCTTTGGCCCACCATAAATATTTGGAATCCCACACATATAAGCGACACTTGGTGAAATACAAGTATCTATAACACGTGAAACACTCGTTGCCCTACCAGGATACGAACCATGGTATGCAATTTGACTTCCATGCGGTAAAAATCTGACCGGACTTTTATTGTGTGGTTCCGTCTCTGTGATAGATGTAGATAAACCAAAACACTTGTCAGGAAAATGTGAATCCCCAGATGATATGCGAACTCCAACTTTCCTATTAAGTTCATCAACACACGATTCCAATTCTAAACGATTAAATGCACCACTAGCTCCAATAGGCGTATTTTCACGCCCTCCTAAATGCACGCCAATAATACACGCACGTCCTGTATCAGAAATTACAGGCGCACCACATAAACCTCCAAATGTGTTATCTGACAAACGTTTATATTCAAAACCACGAAACGTAGATATTGTGGTTATATCTTTAATGGCACTAGAATAACCTGTCCAATAACGCATTAGACCATCTTTTTGCCTCCACATCATCCGAAAAGGTACATTTCCCACATGATCCTCAGGAAAATGCTTCATAATATTCCTGAACGATCCCCCAGAAGGCACGTAAAATACTCGCATATCACTGTTTGGTACATGAATAGACATAGCTACGGACAATTTAGCGCGAAATGATCCTGCCGCCTGCTCAGGTTTCTCCTTGTATGCATCTATCCAAAACTCGTCTTCTTGTATATAGTGTTCCGGAATCATAATCACATTGGTTGTCAACATCAACCCGTTTGCCATCCATTTCTTACCTTTCATAGTTATAGATAAATAAACCAAATTCTTCTGTAACATTCTTACTAAATTTTCTGTAGTAGTCGAGTTATTTGTTCCGGAAAGAGGCAATTTTCTAGTTGATATGTCTGTCCAAATAGTTTTCTCTTCATCTCTACAATCAACGTCAGTGATACATTTCGGTTCCAAATTTCCTTGCTGTTTCTTCATTGTTAAAATAGTACGAATCACCTGGACTACCACCACAATAATTGGTATCGTTTGTAAGCACCATTGAATTTCCCGAGCTCGCCGATCCGACACTACACTTGAAATCCTAACATGTACCCGATTAAATCTAGATGCAATATAATTCTCTGTCGTTATATACATGTGCAAAATATACATAACGACTACACATAAACACGAAAAACAACATGCTAAAAAATAAAACACATTTTCAGTAATGTTGTAAATCCAAAGAGATAATACTATTGACAATGCCAAAGCTGTTAAACCAAATGCACGCTTCCACACACGCAATCTTGATGAAAAAACTAATTGCTTTGCAATTTTGGTGCGAAACAAAAATGCAGGCAAAAAAGTAAACAAGGCATCGTCAAGAACAAATTTGAACCAAGCATACACAAATTTCTTTATAACAGGTCTCATCAATAAAGGAATAAATGCGTAGCCATTAAAAAAGTCTCTACATGCATCACGTGCGACATTAAATATTGCGTCTTTTGCACTTATGCATGC